CCCTCAAACAAATAATAATTATGTTAACCCGGTTGTTAACATAATTCCAAGATAGTTACCAAGAACCTTTACTGTTTAAGGGAAGGGTTTAAGGAAGGGGTTAGGGGGAACCATGGGTTCCCCCTACTTAGTGGCGGAAGGAGCTGAAGTCCGCGGTGACCGGCATGTAGTTCGCCGAGTTCTTCGCGGGCAGCGTGCCGTAGTAAGAGTATTGGTCCATCGACTGGGTACCCCCGTAAGGGGCGGTCGCGTAGCCGGTCGGGGGCGTGTAGCCCGTTCCACCAGAGCCAGATCCCGGGCCAGCGGTACCGGCAGGGCCATACGGTTGGCTACCGTATCCGGGTCCATAAGGGTGCCCTTGTTCGCGACCGGTCTCACTGTAAGTAGGGCGCTGTCCCAAGCTCATGAGTCCGCTACCAGCGCCTTCAGCCAGGCCCACTGCGCCACCCACCACATTCGTGGTCGCGCCATAAATCCCCGATCCGACCGCCCCCAGACCCGAACCCACCTCTTTGATGCCCGTGGTCAACACCCCAGCGGTGTCACTGATACCCGTCTTGAGAACATCGCCTGTGGTAGTCACAGTCGGTATCGCCACGGAAGCCGCGGTTTTCGCAATGTCTTCAGCACCCGCCGTCATATCGTAGCTCATGAGGGTCAGGCCACCTGCTAAAGTATTTGCGTCCGCGTTCGATGCGAAGACGCCAGAGCCGATCACCTCCGAATAGTTACCGGTAATAGGACCCGCGCTAGCACCAGCATTGTGACCCGCGCCAGCGCCCGTACCAACAGTATTGGGGTCATACCGCTGCGTCGAAGGGTTGTTGCCACCCACTACTGTGTTACCACCCATGCTCCGAGTCCCGCACCCGCCGTGGCCGCCACAGTAGTTACAGGCTCCGCCGTTACCGCCCATACAGTTAGGGCACGAAGGACACACTGGCGGCACCACCTGCGTCTTCAAAATATAGTCGTCGTACATACTGCGTTGATGCATTTGTTGCATGGACCAGAACGCCATGCCGCCCCCGTTTTGCATGTAAGGCAGCTGCTCCCGGTTCAAAAATCTATTCGTAAAGTCGTTGAACATCGAGATCACCCCACTTCCCCCGCTGCTCGCGTCGTTGTCCACGTCCGTCGCAGTGAAGCGGACCACATTGTTGAGCTTGTAGCCACGGCCTTTCGTGCCGTTCGTGCTAAACAGTACAACCAACGTGTTGGTCCCGTCCGGAATAAACAGCACAACGTTGTTCCCTAAAGTATCGTTGATGAGGGTGGGGGTGAACGGCACACTCTGCACCGACGTGGCGGTCTTGGTAAGCTGCCCCGGTTGGGTATAGTTCGTGTTGGTAACTGGGCTCGTGTGTCCATACACATTGATACCGGTGCTCGTATTGACAATCAGGTTACCGTTCGTGATATCATATTTGACGTTCTGACCGACCTGGTATAAGATCTTGGTGGGATCGTACAAGATGTCGGTGACAAAGCTGTTGTTGTTCGGGTCGCTGTCACTTGAGGACCCGGTGAGGCCGACGGCGCTATTAGGCACATTATGGCCATCCACCGGGTAATACTTGCTGTTGAGCGAGGACCCCTTGGCGACAAAGGTCGCTACATGAGCCTTCGCCGTCTCGTCGATGATATGCATATAGGTCTTGTCGTTCCAGCCGATATAGAAGACACAGTAGGTATCGGTGTTCTTCGAAAGGGATTTGTAGACAAAGGCGGTCTTGTTGAGCTGGACGGAGCCGGTCAGGCTCTCATTCACACTCTGGGACCCCGCGACGTCACCGGACGCATTTAACGTAACATTGCCAGAATATTGGTTGCTGCCTCCGCCGTTCTCGCGCACGGTGACCGTGGTGGAAATAATGGAGGTTCCGGCCAGGTCAATGACGCCGCCGGTCTGGAACTGGGGCGAATCGATCTCGACCAGGTTCGCGTTGATGGGGTCGAAGAAGAGGTTGTCGACCAACTTGGTGACCGGATTGGCCGTGGAATAGGTGGGTAATATAAACGTATTACCTGCGGGTAACGACTCCTGGTAAGTGACAAAGCCTTCTGACCACCGGGTCTTGCCGAGCATGACCGATACGACTAAAACAATCAATAAAATTAAAAATAATATTAACGCCGTGACTTTCATTTTTTCTACTCCGTTTTTAATATATCACGAGATTTACAAGGGGAACCTACGTCAAAAAACGCTTCGCGTTTTTAACCCCCCTTACCCCCTCCCTTTCAGGAGAAACAACTTTTGTAAATTATCTTAGCAACCTAGTTAAAATAATTAAGTTTATTTGGACATTGGTAATACCTACATAAAATTGAATTCAAATGAAAGGAGGGTTTGCAAGGGAACCTGGGTTCCCTGCTGTGCATGGCATTGAAAAAAGGTCAAGAAGAAGGGAGGGGTCGCAGGGGAACCTACGGTTCCCTGCTGCTGCTACGCCGTTTCTATAATGATGCTTCGACCTACGAATTTGCGATTGACGAGGCCGGGCGGGGATGTTTGTTCGGACGTGTATACATTGCTTGTGTTGTTCTCCCTAAAGACCCCGCCGTGTTTAGCGGGGTACATGGAACCAATATTAAAGACAGCAAGAAATTTACTTCTAAAAAGAAATTAGCCGAGGTTGCCGAATATATTCGTGAGCATGCGCTAGCTTGGCATGTCTCATGGATCGACGCCGAAGAAATCGACAAAATAAATATTTTACAGGCCACCATGAAGGGGATGCACGACGCTATTGACCAGGTGCTTACCAAGCTCCATTCGTGTCCCTTGAGCCAGTGTCTCGCGACGATCGACGGTAATTATTTTAAACCTTATCGCCGGTTTGACGCCTCCTCCAACACGATCTGTGAACTGCCTCATGTGACGATTGAGCAGGGGGACGGTACGTACATGGGTATTGCAGCGGCGTCCATTTTGGCGAAGTGTGCGCGAGACCAATGGGTCGCGGAGATGTGCAGCGAGTATCCGGCATTGGTGGAACGCTACGGGCTCGATACCAACATGGGCTACGGGACCAAACGGCATTTGGACGGGATCCGCGAACACGGGATCACGGTGTGGCATCGCCGGACATTCGGGGATCTTTGTAAAAATGCTGCGATTTCGGATTTGTAATGCTGATATATAATAATTCGATAATTATAGTTCAATGGTCGTATCTGCTCAAATAAAATGCCTTATTCAGTAACTTGATCACCTTGCTGCGAGTGTCATCGTCACCTAAAAGTGTTTGCATATAAATCTTATCACGTAACAGGTTATTTGGACTGTTATTGATATTGGCATCCGGGGTTTCTACACGCCACTTATTCAATGCCACCACGCTCTTGAATTCCACGCGTTTGATGGCAGCTGCTAACTGCTGTCCTGTGTCTTTTTTCCACACATTGTTGTCTTTCAAATGTATGACGTCACGTCGAATGTCGGTGCAATGAATGGGACGCTTGGTGACGTCTAACTTGGATAATTCCTTGATAAGAAACTGGGCCATACCATCGACGAACCCGTGATCCCCAAACTTCACCAGGTCTTCGAAAGTGAATTGAAGGTTAGCTAAGAAATCCTCCATGTTCATAGCGTCTTTACAGGTCTCGTTCAAAAAGACATTGAGATTGAACTTTTGATTGTTGTTCGTGGTGTTGTTATTGTTCACGGTGGGTTCTCTCTCGATGAGCTTGTTGAAGAGTTCATTACTTTCTTTTTTAAACTCCATCAATATCTCGGACTGCTTTTCCTGCATTTCCGTGGCATGCTTTGATTGTTCGTATAACAAATTTTTTAATTCATTGTGTTCTCTAAAAACGTTCATCAACATCGACACATCTATCACCTGAGCTAATGGGTGAATAATCACAGCTTGTTGCTCAGGTAAAGGTGGTGGTTGAACCGTTGGTGGAGTACACCTCTTAGCATGTTGCCATAATCCCATGCGTGATTTGTAAGCTTTATTACATGTTTTGCAGCTATATTCTTGTGTTGCGCTTTCTGATACATTATTGTCAGCGTTTGTAAGTTCTGAGAGCTTTACATGTTTTGCAGTCAAACAGTGTTTAGTAAAATTACTTTTCACTGCAGTTTTATAGTCACAAATATCGCAAAAATATTCGTCTAAATTATCGATACCCTTCGATACTTTTTCCATAAGAATATATAATAAGTATCTTACAAAAAATCTATCTAAACCCCCTTCCCTCCATAAAATAAGTAGAACTATTTAATGCTTAAAACAAAATTTTTATATCGGGTTTCAAAGCGTGATGCAGCCAAATTCCAAAATTCCCCTCCTCCGACCTCCCAAAATAGGTTCTTTTCCCCCTGCCAAGATTTCTGCCAAGAATTCTTGGCACTTTTTGAAAAACCGGTTCGACTTTTTTTCCAATTTTTAAAAAAGTCGATTTTGTAGGGGGGCCCCTTACTCATTTTTTGAAAAATGTCAAATTTTTAAGATTTTTATTTAAAACAACACATGTAAAATGGTCTCCCCACAGAAATTTTTAATGAATTTTCCTAGAGAAAAAACAAAGGATTTTTTGGGGAGGGAGAAAGGGCCGAGAGAGGGATGGACCATGGTATCACAGGTCACAATGACACCGAATACGGTCAATCAAAGGAAAATCCGTCCGAGATACGAGCTTATATTCCCCACAAACCCGGCAATTCACAGCCTGCAAAGCGATCTTATCATCGTAGGGCTCATTGGAACACCAACACCAGTGTTCACAGTTTGTATCACGTAACTCCTGACCATTGAACCCGTTCCGACGGGACATGGAGGTTTTTATTTGGGTCAATTGGGGACGACAACTGAGCCGAGCCCGGTTGTACCTAGCGTGGTGTAAAGCGATATTGGCTAACTCCTCATCACTCCCACTGAACCGAACCCATTTACCGTAACGATTTTTTACAAGCGGACGTTCACTCGAAACCGCCGTTTTCATAGTCTGTGCACTAATATTAGAAACATTACTCGATTGCGTGGAACCCATTTTTTCACCCTTTTACTACTGTAATTGATATTACATCTTATAATCAAACGCATAACAATTCAATTTTTTAAGGGAGTTAGAAATGCTTCGCATTTCTTGACAAGGTTTCCCTTATGATCCCTTCCTTGCAGGGAACCTACGGTTCCCTCAGGGCGCCTACGGCGCCCAAGGGTTGAGGGCTTCGCCCTCTGACCCCTGCGACCCCTCCCTTAAACAGTAAAGGATCTTGGAAACCACCTTGGAAATTATTTTAACTACCAGGTTAACAAAATTAAGGGAGGGGTCGCAGGGGTCAGAGGGCGAAGCCCTCAACCCTTGGGCGCCGTAGGCGCCCTGAGGGAACCGTAGGTTCCCTGCAAGGAAGGGTTTAAGGGGAACCTTGGTTCCCCTTACATGGTCACAGTCTTACTATAATAAACCCACAGTCCGAGCCCGATCAAGCACTTCGCGACGCAGTCCAGTATATTCATCGCAATATTCTTATACGTCTCGGGCACTAAGTACACCATCCCATACATCCCCCATACGGTCACATAAAAGAAGTACAAACAGTAATTGGAGAACACATATTTGGGCGCCACAAATTTCACATAAATCAGGTAAAACATGGCGGTAAATGGCACGAACCCCCAGAAGTCCGCGGTCCAGTGGTCCAGCTTATTGATTTCGCCCAAAAATCCCACGATAAGCATGATGTAATTAAGGACCACAATGGTCGCTATTGTGCCTAGAGTTATCGCCTGTTTCGTATGCGTCGCCAGCACAATACATAAGGTCAGTAACATCATGGGGGTCGTGATAGCCCAATCGACATAACGCGTCTTGGTAATGTCCGCCCAGTCGACCGGTTTATCCTCTTTCGCAAACCCCTCGATCTGTGCTAAAAACACCGAATAAAAATACCCTGCTACGATGGAGATACAGGTTTCTAAATTCAGCACATGCCGCACCTCAGGGATCTTGGTACGCATAGCTTCAATAAA